TTTACAATGTGTTCATTAATCATATCCCAATATCCTTTTCTTGAAACCATAGTGGTACATTCCCATTTTTCCAGACAGCAAATCTAGTCTTTTCTTTTATATAGTAGTTTTTGTAAGCAGCAATTGAGTTACCTGGTATTTTACAATACTCAGGCATCGCTTGTGGTAAATCTGTTACTTTCATACTTTGATTAATTTTCTTAGGTGGCCTAATAAGAAATGGCATTCTCCATTGAACACCGTGAATCTTATTATATCTCTCTGTATATTCTTGTAATGAATAATCTAATAGAGTGTATAACCAAATGTAGTTTCCTTTTGTTTCTCTAGCCCATACATTTGATGGGTGGTTAAAATGACAAGCTTTCATTAAGTTCTCATCATACTTTTTGATAGGATGTTTATATCTTCTAATTCTACGATTATTTTTAGATAAAGAATAATACATCTCACCGTCTATCATTCTGTGTGCAGTAGATAATAATTGTGCATACTCTACACACATTTTGACAACATGCTTATCACAATGTTCTTGTGCAGCAATTCTTGGGTCTTCATTGGTCATAAAAATATTCACTTAACCTCTCTCTCTGTAAAAAATATGTCTACCAATTTTTGTTGTTTTTTCAAAAGACTTAGCCCACTTTGGGTGTACATAATCTGCGTGATACCATAGTGCACCATCTGTAATGTCCATTAAGTTTTTGAAGTTTGAATCAATAATACTTTTTGATAAATTATACAGTTGATTGTAAACATACTGATTTTTAATAATATCAGGTTTACCATCACAGAACCAACTAAACTGACATTGGTGTTTGATAGGCATCTTAATACCTTTTTCTTTTAACCACCATTTAGATATTTTGGCTTCTTCTATAACTGCACAAATTGTGTTTGGATATTTGTCACTTTGTACTCTGTTTAGTACAACATTTGTGACTGCAAGAACCCCAGCAGTACCTTCATTTCTTGCCTCAAAATACATATTCTTTGCAAGACAAGCAATCTCGGTTTCGTCAATGTGATTCTCATAACTAGCGATTTCAATATATTTTGGTTTTGGATACTCTGGTCTGTAAATAGAGTAAACAAAAATCAAACCCACTAATATACAATTCATTAATTTAAAATACATTGCATATCCTCTCTCTTGGATGGGTGTGGGGTTCGGTTGAACCCCTTTCACCCTGCGTTTAGATGTCTTTTTCATCTTTATTCATCTTATAAGAACCAAGAATCATAAACGCAATTGCAGCGACAGATGCGATGGAAAGAGTGGTTAGAGAGGCATCACCATCAACTGCACCCGCCGCAACAATACTGAATAACAAACCTAAAATCATATAAAACATAATATACCTATAAATAAAAATTAATATTAAAATTATAATCTAACATAAGTTGATATAGTTGTCAACCCCCTCTATGCACTTTTTTTATAATCTTTATGTGTCGTATCTAAGTAATCTTCGTCCCAATTAAAAGACTCTTGTACTACTTGTTTTGACAGCCCTTTATATACCTGATGTAATCTTTTATCTTTTGCTGCTATTAACATTTCGGCTTCACTTTCGTGTAAACCTTCTAATAATTGTACAAACATTGCTTCACATTTAATCTGTTTTAATTTATCATTACCACCTTTTATGTAATGAAATAATGTTCTAGCTTCTTGTTCTAATCTTGTGTGTTCTGTACCAGCTGGTGCATCATTCTTTTTGAATGGTACATCACCTGTAGGTAATCTCCATTGTATTTTTGGGTCAAAACTTGATTTAAGAACCATTCGTAATCCTGGTGAATCATATTGTTTTAATACTGCTATTTTCTTTGGTTTGTCCTTTGCATTATTAACTTTTACAAGTATTTCACTAATCAAAGGTCTACTAACTTCAACGACCATTTTAAAAATCTCCTAATTTTTCAGTAAGTTCTTTTAATCTATATTTCATAAAATATGGAAGTATCTTACTTCTATCGTTTATTTTTTTCTCTATCCACTTATTATGTATAATTTCTCTCAAATCGTTTGGTATTTCATCTAAATCTATCAGTTTTTTATTTCTTTGATAGTTTCTCTGAATGTGTTCTTCTTTTGGTATACCAAACATTTTCCACTCACCTAACTTCTTCTTTGTAATAGGTTTTTGTCTTAGTTCTTCTACAAACACCGTATCAGAAGATAATATATTAGGAACTCCATCGCCTTTGTCACCCTTTATTATGTGTTCAAACACATATTGTTTTGGGTCTAAATCATCTACATACTTTTTTGTTGTAGGTGAATACTGTTTTACATTTTCAAACTTTTGTAGTTGAATAAAATCTTTATCACCAGATAATATAAGAATATCTTCAAATAATTCTGGTGTTGTAGACACAGACTTAACAATCGTTGCTATGATATCATCTGCTTCTGCACCTTCTATCTTTAACACTTGATATGGAAAATTTTCTTCTATTTCTTTTTGAATCTTGTTCAGCATAGTAAATAGTTCATTCCAATCTAAACTACTTTCTGTTCTAGTCTTTTTTCTGTTTGATTTATAATAGGGAAAATATTCTTTTCTCCAACAATTTTTATCATCATAACATAATATTAATTCACCAAAATCATTAGAGAATTTTGTTCTATATGAACGAATAGAGTTAAGAACCATATGTCTAACTAACTCTTCGTTTATATCACCTGCTTTAACTTGTATCATTAGGTTACTAATAGTAACCTGATTCATATCAACTAATATCATTACTTCTTTTTTTCAGCAGCCTTTAAAAACTTCTGTATCAACTCCATTTTAAATATTGTATTTGTTTGACCTTTTTCATCTTTTTCTTGTACCATAAATTTATCAACCAAAGGTTGAATTTCGTGATTTAAATTTAAATCTCTATATACTGCAGATTTAATTGATTCAATTACAAAAGATAAGTCTTTAACAAATTGTGTATCACTTACTTTGATATCGTTATCTGACAACACATGCACCATTTGTACAATGATTGCTTCTGTGAGTTGGTCAGCAAACCCCATATCTTCATTTACTCTAATAACATCTTTATTGGGAAGTTTAACTTTTCTTTTTCCTATGTATTTCTTAGGAAAATTGATAACATTGTTTTTCTTTTTCATACTCATATTTATGTCCAGTAGTTAATCAAACCACTAACTGATATTATAAAACTAACTGAATTCAATAACATCAGTGCGTAATCTTTCCAAAAATAAGACACTAGAACCCAAGTTCCAGTGCCTATAATCATAAAGTAAAGATTTAAAGGAAAAATGTTATATGATGTAAAACATAAGCCTATCAACAATAGGATAGAACCAAACCATTTTAAACCTCCGCAGCTTTCATTTTTTCTAATTTTCTTATGCATCGTCTTGTACTAGCAGCCTTCTCTTTTCTCTTTCTCTCGTTTCTCGTTTCGTAATACTCTCTTTTTCTAATCTCATTAAAAAAGTCTTCTTTTTGTAGTTTCTTCTTTAACTTTCTGATAGCTTTATCAACATTACCATTTTCAACTGCAACAGTTGTACCAGGTAATCTTCTCTCTGGAGTTCTTCTCTTTTTATTGAATCTATGTACTTGTTTGAATCTCATACATATCCTCCATTGTTTGATTTGTTACTTCAGCTTCATACTGGTCTACACCTGTAAGAAAAGCATTAATGTCTGTGATAGACAATTCTTTGATATCAGATACATCAGAACATTTCATAACATAGTCTTGAATATGTTTCGGAATATCTTCGTGTGTATTATAAAAATATATCATTTTACCTCACTTTGTTAATAATATAATTTTATAATAACAGGTTTTATCTATTTGTCAAGGGTGGTATTATATTTTCTATAATCGTTGTGATTTCCGTACCAATTTACTTCTGTCCATACTTTATTCTTGTTTGCTTTGAGAATATGTGGTTCCCACCAATCAGGTTTTTCAACTGTACAATGTGCATTTTCACCATTTGGTAATATAGCAATAGCCGGTCTAGTACATATTGCAAGATATACGAACTTCTCTGCTCTTTCAAATATTTGATTTAGTGTTTTGGGTATTATTTCTTCTGGTATATGTTCCATAACATCAGTAGATATTACACCATCAAATTTTCTATCTGGTAATTTTTTATGTTCATCAAATCCAGGGTCATACATAAAAATATTATCATCAGGTATATGAAACAATATATTTAAATGTGATTCAATATATTGATTACCTTTTCCACAACCATAATCTAAAACTGTATGTGAATTAGTTTCTAATACAATATTAGCAATGTTTGGTGTTTCTTTCATTAAGCTTATACCTTGATAATTCCTTTTATCTTCGTGCATAACTCTATATAAATCTATGTAATGTTGTTCAATGTCCATTATGTAACCTCATAAAATATTCTGCATCAATCAAAACTAATGGTTTTTGATTGTTTCGTTTTATTACACATATTGGTTCATACTTACCAGCATTATCTGATGCTTGTTTATATGCTTCCCAAATGTTTAATTTTTCTTGATTTTTACACTCAATAGAATACGGAAACTTTTCTCTTGCAGCTCTCGCCATAATCAAGTCTTCACCACCAGCACCCATTGAACGACTTTCAATGTCCTCTTCGTGTATATCTAATTTTTCTATGAGTTGTTCTCTAACCCATTTTTGTAGTCTTCTACCTTTTGATTTTTTACTCTGTGTCTTCATCTACATACTCATCATCTAGTTCTTCTCCACAAAATGGACAATGATTTACTTTATAGTATTCATCATCCATTGTATGATTTATTTTAAAAACGGCTTCACAAGAATCACAATAAATTGTTTTTCCGGGCATTATTGAATCTCACAAGAGCCAGCAGAACAAGCTAACTCTTGAGAACCTACTGTCATATCTGAAGTTTCATAATCAGATAATTTAGACCAATCTACATCAGTAGGCATCTTTTTCAATAACTCCTTATATTCATTTTCATCACAATCTTGATATGGTGCCTGTTTATATGTATGTTCACTATATGGTAAGAACGATACACCACTCATCAAATCAAAGTTTCTATAAACCCAAGCTCCAACATCTATCCATTCATTTTCCTTAACCGAAATGGTAACCGATGGTTTATGTTCGCACCAGTGTTCTTGATATGTCTTCCATAATTCTAATTGCTCTATGGCCGTCATATCCTGTCTAAACACGGCATCTTCACTACATTTTATAGGAAATGAGAATACTGTTGTGTCTTTTGGTTTCATTACATCATCTTCAGCTGGAAATCCAAAATCAACCATCATCTTTGTAAGTGGGTCTTTCTTATCACCTCTTACAGTTCTAATATAGTAAGGATTGTGTCTTGCGTGAATACCACTTGCACTATCTACTAACTGAGAAACAGTACCAGATGGTTTCACACAAGTTATAGCTGTTGATTGATTAATCTTTAATGCATCTGCATATTCTTTATTTGTGTCAACACTCATTTGTCTTAGATTTTGTAATAACACATCTAAACCATTTATCTTACCGGCAGTCCATTTATTATCCATAATACCAGTGAGTGATACACCAAGAAGTCTTTCTTCTTCGCAGTTCTTTTTCCAATCTTTACTTACATATTTAAAGTTCGTTAGTGTTGATTGAAATGTACCTAGAATAGTTGCAAGTCTTGTTTTTTTCAATAAACTTTCTTCAGTATCATTTGGTCTAACAACAACCTCAGATAAATTACAAAATTCTCTACTTCGTAATATTATCTCTGAACAAGGGTTAGTTCCAAATTCATAATCTGAATCTCTTCTACCACTTTTCTCTGCAATCTTCTGTGCAGACTCTCTATTAAATATTCCTCTCTCACCAGATTTAGAATCATAAAGTGCTTTCCATTCATCCATAAAAATACCAATGTCTGGTTTTTCTGTATATGCTGCACTGTTATTAGCAAGAGCTCTTTGACCATTGTCTTGCCACCATTGACCAGACTTTGCAACTCTCATTCTATCATCAGAAAGATTTGATAAACTTATTAATGCACTTCTTCTAACACCACCTACAACAACAATCTCTGCTGTTTTACAAACAATATCGTGACACTCAATACTACTTAATTTTCTACCAGCAGCATTCTGAAAAACTTCTCTTGTAAATTCAAATAATCTTTCAAGTGGTTCAGGTCCTGATGCTCTACCACCAAATGTTTTTAATGGTGCACCAGCTGGTCTAACTTTACTTAAATCCCATTTTGGTATTTGTCCGTGATACAACATAGCAACTAATTCTTTGAAAGCTTTAGCCCAACCCATTTTACTATCTTGTACAACTATTGTGGTATCACTAGGATGAAACTCTTCAGCCACATCTGGTAATTTACTTACAAATTGTCTTTCAACTGAAAAACCTACACCTGTACCATTCATCAATACATAAAGTATTTCATCAAATGCTTGTGGTCTATCTACTGAAACATAAGAACAGTTATATCCAGCAATATTCTCTCTTCTTAATGCTTCACCTGCAGTCATTAAACATCTCATTGATGGCATAACATCTAAATGTATAACGGCTTCTTCCAACTCTTCTCTTAATTTTGAATCTAATTTATAATTACAACTTTCTTTTAAATGCTCTTGAAAGAAATCAAAGTATCTTGTTACTGTTTCTCTCCAAGTTTCTCTTCTACCTTCTTTT